CGCTACAAGAAGAACTTGCAAACGATATTACTAAAGAAATTCAAAAGGCAACTGATGCAGAACACTTAGGTGTTTATATTCAAGCAACACATGGGTGTTGTGAGAATAGAGGCATTATGGCAACTAGTAGTCTTACACAAACAACTGTACTTAAAGGTAGTTTTAAAGATGATGCAGGAACTAAGAAGGAGTTCTTTGATAACATTAAGTTGCAACAGGAGTTTGCACGATGAAACTAAGATATTCAGAAGCGTTCTACAGCGTACAAGGCGAAGGTAAATTTGTAGGAGTACCTAGTGTATTCCTACGTACTTTTGGTTGTAACTTTCGTTGTATGAACTTTGGACTTGGCAAGGATGAACCTAGTCGTGTTGAAAAACAAAAGGCGGGCATTATACATAATGCTGAAGTGCAAGGATTATTAGACGCAAAGGTACACGAAACAACTAAAGAATTTAACGACTTGCCTATTATACATACAGGCTGTGATACTTATGCAAGTATCTATCCTGAGTTTAAACACTTTAATAGACAAGCAGAAGTTGAAGAAGTAGTAGAACACTTGTTATCACTTACTCCAGAAGGTAAGTGGACAATGGATAATGGTCAAGATATTCACTTGATTATGACTGGTGGCGAACCGTTGTTGGCGTGGCAACGATTGTACGTTGAGTTATTTGAACACCCACGCATGAGAGACCTAAAAAATGTTACATTTGAAACAAACACTACACAATCTTTACACGACGATCTCTTCGACTATCTCAACAATAGCGACAGACTTACGATCACTTGGAGTTGTTCCCCGAAACTTAGCGTTAGCGGAGAACCTTGGGAAACTGCTATTAAGCCTAATATTGCTGCTGAGTATCAGTCTGTTTGTGATAGTGAACTTTATCTTAAGTTTGTTGTCGCTACTCAAGATGACTTTGAAGAAGTTACGAGAGCTGTTGATGAGTATAGGAGCGCCGGGGTCGAGTGTCCGGTATATCTTATGCCGTTGGGAGGACGCTCGGAAGAATATGTTCTCAACGTTAAAGAAGTCGCCGAAGCATGTATGGAAAGGGGATGGCGTTTTACCCCCAGACTTCATATCTCCCTCTTCGGAAACGCATGGGGAACATAGTAGAGAGATGGACGCTCTATACGATTTTAAAAACAAGCAACATGAAAAAGCAATGAAAGCACCAATCGATCAAGATAAGATAAGAAAGGCAGGATGGTAAAATATGTGGGATAAAATAAAAAAAACAGTAAGTAAGCTACAAGGCAAGAAAGAACACGTAGTAGAAACTAACGAAGACAAACGTAGATCTATTCTTGAAATAGAAAAGGTAGCGGCTACTAAAGCAGGGCAACCTTGGGTAGCTGTATTAGACACACAACTTAATCCAGACAACATTAAGAACGGTTTCTTTGAACTTGATTGGAATAACGAGTTTATTGAACAACTTGTTGATGCAGGGTATACAGGTGAAACTAACGAAGAAATTGTAGATGGTTGGTTTAAGACTATTGCTGTGCAAATACTTGGTGAACAAGGTGTAGAAACTGCAAGAGAAATGGGCTATATTAATGTAGTGCCTATTGATAAAGACAAGAGCGAAGTATCTTAATGGTTGACAACAGCCAGATCTGGTGCTATAATAGTATTATAAATTACACAAAGGCAAACTAATGGCAACTTATATTCTAGTAGACACAGCAAATACATTCTTTCGTGCAAGACATGTAGTACGTGGCGATATTGACACTAAGGTTGGTATGGCCTTACATATTACACTTAACGGCGTTAAGAAAGCATGGAATGACTTTGATGCAGATCATGTTGTATTTTGTTTAGAAGGACGCAGTTGGCGTAAAGACTTCTATGAGCCTTACAAACGTAATAGACAAGTAGCACGTGATAAGATGACTGTTACTGAGAGCGAAGAAGATAAAGCGTTTTGGGAAATCTTTGACGAGTTTAAAGACTTTGTTAGCACTAAAACTAATTGTACTGTTATGCAACATAAGCAACTAGAAGCAGATGACCTTATTGCTGGATGGGTGCAAGCACATCCTAATGATGATCATGTTATTATTAGTACTGACGGTGACTTTGCACAACTTATTGCACCTAATGTAAGACAATACAACGGTGTTAGTAATACTATTATTACACACGAAGGCTACTTTGATGATAAGAAGCGTGAGCCTGTTATTGATAAGAAAACTAAAGAAGCTAAGCCTGCTCCTGATCCTGCGTTTATGCTATTTGAAAAGTGTATGCGTGGTGACACAAGTGATAATGTGTTTAGTGCTTATCCTGGTGTACGTAAGAAAGGCACTAAGAACAAAGTAGGTCTACAAGAAGCATTTGCAGATAAAGATACTAAGGGCTACAACTGGAATAATATGATGCTACAACGTTGGACTGATCATAACGGTGACGAACATCGTGTACTTGACGACTATCAGCGTAATGTCGTGCTATGTGACTTAACTGCTCAGCCCGGTAACATTAGAAGTATTATTAATGACGTAGTCGAAGAACATATGACTCCTAAAGAAATTAGTCAAGTAGGCATGCGTCTTATGAAATTCTGTGCTAAGTGGGATATGCAACGTATTGCAGACCAAGCACAACAATATGCAACACCATTACAAGCGAGGTACCCTGTATGAAAGCTAAAGAGATTATAAAAAATAAATTTTGGATTGTCCAAGACGGTTTAGAAAATGTTGGAACTATTAGTTTTAACGAAGAACAATATATGTTAAGTGATGCTACTGGAAGTAGGTTCTTTTCAGATACAGTTGAACTTGAAGATGTCTTAAAGAGTCCAGTAAGTTGGCAAGACCTAGCAATAACTGAATCTAAACCTAAGAAAGAAGTAAACACATATCCAACAAGTACAATTCCGTACAATAGTATGTATGATGTAAAACGTAAACTACCTTTGTTTACAAAGAGTGAAAAGAGTAAAAGTTTATATTGTGCAGGTTATTACACAATACGTTTTGATAAAGGTTGGGTTAAAAGTTTTTGTCCTAAACTAATTACAGTTGAGCGTTACCAATATTGTGGTCCATTTAAAACTGAATTAGAAATGCGGACGGAGTTGTCACGTGTCAGCAAATGAGCCTCTTAATACTGCACCTATACAACAATTTATTTCTCAAGTTAAAAGTGCAGATGCAGGGCAAGTAAAAGAAGTTAAGTTAAATATTCAACAAGCAAAGAGTCTTGCATTTACTTTAGGACTAGTAATGACTAGGCTTAACGGAGATTTAGAACAGATACTTGCTCGAAAAAATAGCGGTGCCGATGAAGTAATTAAAATTAGTATGGACGGTGGCACAGGCTGGTAATAGGTAAATTTAACATAGGTATTGTAGGGTTTTCACATATTGAAGGACGGTGGAATTGGGACGTTATTGTTGTAAAAGGTAAACACTGTTTCAATATTTCGTTACCTTATCCGTTATATAAAGTAGTTTACTGGTTTTGGAAGAACAAAAAGAGATAAATATATGCGTAGTTAATTAAAAGGACACGCATATGAGTAGACCAAAACCAACAGTACTTGCAGAATATATCGATAAAAAGACATATAAAGCAGAACAAGTTTTACAAGCAGAAGCTATATGGGCTGTATTTTACGAAGACGCACCATTTAATCTTAAAAGTTCTAACGTGCTCACAAGCTATCCCGGACCTAAATACAAAAAAACTAGTTTTTCTAATCCTGGTCATGCACACAATCTAGTTAAAAAATTAAACGATCTTTTCAATTCTGATAAATTTAGTGTAGTAAAACTTACTGCTGGCGAAACCGTCATAGAATGAACTGGAAAGAAACATACACCAAGATCTTTTTACAACAATCGGGCAAGGGTGTAAACGAATTATCAATAAAAGAGTATCTACCACTATGGTGGCAAAACACTAGAGTAAAAGATACTGGTGGATTACGACTTACTGACGCTGGATACGAATTTATAAAAACTACATTAGAACTACAAACATACGATATACCTTATCCTGCAGAGTTTGACCTAACTACAAACACTATAATTTGGATGGATAACTTTATTGACTGCCCGTACTACTTAACTAATAGAAGTATAATTGTAACGAACGAAAAGAAAGCAATGGAGTTAAGTTTGTTTAGTGGCGATGTTCGTAAGTACGGATTACAAAAAGCATTAACTAGACAAAAAAATGAACCCAAAAGTGGTTGACCTTTAGACGTAACGGTGTTATTATATATACATACTTAGAAATAAGCATATGGCACTGTTAAAAAAAGAAGAGGAATACACGATGGAAAATACTGCAATTCGTACAGTTACACCAAATGGCGCAAAGAAAAGTATTGTGCGAGCTTTCAAAAAGAAGCGTCCAATCTTTCTTTGGGGACCTCCAGGTATTGGTAAATCCGATATTATTGGACAAATTACTAAACAAACATTAACTAATTCGCACCTAATTGATATTCGACTATCACTATGGGATCCTACAGATATTAAAGGTATGCCGTATTATAATCCAAATGATAATACAATGGCATGGGCACCTCCAGCAGAACTTCCTACAGAAGAGTTTGCTAAACAATTCGATTATATTGTATTGTTCTTAGACGAAATGAACTCTGCGGCACCAGCAGTACAGGCGGCCGCTTACCAACTTATTCTTAACAGACGTGTTGGACAATATAAACTTCCAGACAATGTACTAATTGTTGCGGCAGGTAACAGAGAAGCAGATAAAGGTGTTACTTACAGAATGCCTGCTCCGTTAGCTAACCGTTTTGTACACTTAGAATTAGCAGTTGATTTTGACGATTGGTTCCAGTGGGCTATCGATAACAACTTAAACACCGACGTTGTTGGTTATTTGACTTTTGCTAAGAAAGACTTATATGACTTTGATCCTAAAAGTCCTAGTCGTTCTTTTGCAACACCTCGTTCTTGGTCGTTTGTATCAGAGTTACTTGATGAAGACGATGACGAACAAACCACTACAGATCTTGTTAGTGGATCAGTAGGCGAAGGCCTTGCTGTAAAATTTATGGCACACCGTAAGGTAGCAGCAACTATGCCTAATCCAACAGACATTTTGGATGGCAAAGTAAAAGAGATGAAGGCAAAAGAAATCAGTGCCATGTATTCCTTAACTGTCTCACTCTGTTATGAACTAAAAGATGCGTCCGACAAAAACGATAAGAAGTTTGATACTAAAGTTAATAACTTCCTACGTTTTGCAATGGATAACTTTGAAACAGAATTAGTTGTAATGGGCATTAAACTTGCTCTTACACAGTATTCACTACCAATCGACCCAGATGAAGTAGATTGTTTTGACGAATTCCACGAACGTTTTGGTAAGTACATTACTGCTGCACAACAGGCGTAGCTATAAAGAGTTGGGCGATCTCTCCAAAACGCCCATTTTCACTTGACAACAAGTGTAAATATGTGTATACTGTAAGTATAAACAATTAAGGATGGTACCTATGTCTACAAAAGATACAGCAAGTAAACTTAAAAATTGGCAACCTAATCCAGACATTACTATGGTTGAGTTAGAAGAAATGCGTTTGGAAGTACTTGACCGCATTATAGTTGCTCGAGTAGGACTATTGCTCCGTCATCCATTCTTTGGTAATATGGCTACACGTTTACGCATTGTTGCCGCTGACGATTGGTTACCTACTGCGGCTGTAGATGGTCGTAACTTGTACTACAACACACAATTCTTTAATGCAATGAATAATAAAGAAATTGAATTTGTTGTTGCACACGAAATTTTACATTGCGTATTTGATCACTTAGGACGTAGAGGTGATCGCAATCCAATGATTTATAATATTTCAGCAGATTACATTGTAAACAATCTTTTGGTAAGAGATAAGATCGGTGACAAACCTAGAATTGTAGATTGTTATCAAGACTTTAAATATACTGATTGGACATCTGAAGAAGTATATGACGAAATATACGAAGAAGCTAAGAAGAACGGCGATGAATACTTAAAGCAACTTGGCGAAATGTTAGATGAACACTTAGAAGGTTTAGGTGACGGTCAAGGTGATTCAGATGGAGATGCAGATGAAACAGAAGATGCAAACGGCAACAAAGTAAGTAAGAAACAGCCAAAGTATTCTAAAGA